CGCCAGATCTGTTGCGGCGGCGAAATCAACGCCGTCGCTGACATAGGTCTCCGCCAGCTTCAGGTATTTGTCCACCTTGTCGGCGGGGATCCCTTTGCCGATCAGCGTGACCTTGTCCTGCAGCTGCTTGTTCTCGGCCTGCAGCGCGGCGGCATCCACCTTCTTGAGCGCCTCGTTCTCGGCCTGCAGCGCCGCCACGTCCACCTTCTTCAGCTCCTCGAGCTGTGCGTTTTGGTCGTCGAGCTGGCTCTGAAGTGCTTCCTTTTCGGTCTCCAGCGCCGCGTACTTCTCTTTGCCGACATACCCGCCGTCCGCGAGATTCGCCAGCTTGATTTTGTCGTTGTCCTTCAACGCCGTTTCCACCTGGGCATAGAGCTCATCGCCCAGGGCTTCCTTCAAAAAATCCATCATGCTTCCTTTCATCCCGCTGATTTGGTTTAAACGCCGGTTCACTCCGGCACCGCGGTTCCCGCATTTAAAGGCCGGCGGGAGAGGGCCGATTTTGGGGTAATATAAAAAAGCCCTTGAAGGCTTCTTTTCGATGTGAATTATCGATTTCCTAATAGGTTTTTGTACGCATACATCTTGCTATCTTCCAGTGACCTTTTTTCCAGCGTTCCTTCATGATATGGCATGAAAGGCTGGTTTGACAATGGCGTTCTGAACGCCCAATCCCAGCCGCCCTCCGTATATAGGGGCATGTCTGCCGCCGCCCAGAAGTCATCGGTCACAGGAAAATATCCCATTTTCAACAGGGCAGTTATTTTCTCGTTATCCATAACATCCTCCTTTTTTGAGTAATATAAAAAAGCCCTTGAAGGCTTCTTTAACGGTTGATATACGGGTTTATATACCTGTTTAAATACTGAGAAAGTCTATTTTGTCGAGCATCTGCCCAAGCGGCAAGCCATCAATCTTAACGTTGGCCAGCAGATCGTCAGCATCCTTAAAGAATGTATCCGGTCCGTTCGGGTTTTGTGATATGATATGCTTTCCGCCGTCCATTGTGCCGATCCAGTACTGTTTTTTGCCAACAGCAAATACAATATCATCACCCATGTTGACGGTATCCTTAAACCATTTCAGATCATTCATATCCACGTTGATCACCTGCTATATCTCTATTTGCGATCAATTCGCCCGGCGTGCACTGACGGTTATCATGGTGCTTCGGTTTGCCCGTTGAGCTGTCAGTCCAGTCATGCGAATGCGGTACATACGGATGCTTCCCCGGATTCCCATGATCGGTCAGATCAAAATCCAATTTTACATTGCCATATGCGTTAAAGTACCGCCGCCTTATAATTTTACCATTCTGCCCGATTCTGTCAATAGCCGAATAGGGCGGCTGATCAGTCGTTGGCAGTTTGTGATCCTGTGTGGCTGTCAGGTTTTTCTGACACTTTTGCTGCCATGAGACTTCTTTGTATGTCGCCTGCAGCTCCGTCCACCTGTCGCCGCCTGCCCGCTTAATAGCCCGAAACGCACTGAAAGACTTTGGTGCTGACTCATCCAGCGCAGCCTTATACTTCTCATACTGCCGCCGATCCTGCCACCGATCGCGCTTCTCAGCCTGCATGGCGTTGTATCGGTCCACCTCAGCGGCGGTGCGCGTGTCACCACGGACAGGCTTTGTGGCGTCGGCCAGATACCGTTCGCGCTCCTCGTCCGTCCACAGGGCCTCAACCGTCACCACCAGCACGTGCCGGCAATTCGGGTGGATCGTCTGAAAGCCTTCGGCGAAGCCGGGCACCTCAGACAACGCGGGGAAGCGATTATCCCTGCCGGAAATGGAGAACACCCGTCCCTGTATCGGCGCGCACACCTCGCAGGTGGGATAGTGCGTCGTGAACCTGACCAGATCATACCCGAGCTGACGCCCGGTTTCGGTAGTGGCCGTGTTGGTGGCCTCGCGCGTTGTCGTCCGTGCCACCAGCTCCGCATATGTGTCCAGGCGGTACCGCCGTCCGGCGCTGCCGACCACAGCCGACATGCCTTCCGCCGTCAACCGCTCGATGATCCGCCGCTGGGCCTCGCGCACCGTCTGCGCGGTGGCCATCTTTTCAGCGATGGCGTCTAAGCCGATCTGCCGGATGGTGTCCGCAATGTGCCGCCCGAAGAAATGATTGGCGTTTGTCAGCTGATCCGCCGCGTTCTCCGCGATCAGCTGCATGACCCCGCGGTTCAGCTTGCCGCCAAAAGGGCCGGCTGCCGCCTCAATCGCGGTCAGCGCTTTTCGTTCGGCGGCGGTGTAGGCTTTGCCGACCAGCTCGGTCAGTTCTTTGGCCACCGCATTGTCCATGCCCGCAACAGCTTTATTTATCTCCTGCAGCAGGCGCTTGTAATACCGGTTCCAGTCCGCGCCCGGCGCCGCCGCTATCTTTCGCAGCAACCGGGCATAGGCTTCCTTGTAATACTTGATCAGCCTCTCCTGAGCGGTCATTCATCATCACCGGCCTCGAGGTTGTCATCCGTCCGGGGCACGGCGACCAGCGGTGCCATGGCGGCATCCTCATCTCGAATCTGATCCAGCTCTTCGTCAACTTCTTTATCGGACAGGCCGCGTTTCTTCAGCGCTGTATACTGACTCATAACAGCCTTTCCGCCCGTCGCGTTGACCAGCGTATCAATTTGCTCCTTTTCGTCCACCGGGAGACCATCCGACCAGTGAACCGTCAGCGTCTTATACTCAATTTTAATTCCGTTGAGCTTGGCCAAGTTAAAAATGATCTTTTTTACTGTCGCATGGTTCAGGCTGACCAGCCGCTGCGCCTTCACGCGGGGGGACACCATGCGCAGCTTCAGCGCAGTGCCCGAAGCATCGCTGGCGTCTCCGCCGGCGTCCGCGAATGCCTGGCCCATTTCGGTGAGTATATACAGCTGATCCAGCAGCAGCTCCAGTTCCTTGAAGTTTGCTTCGAGGCCGCCGTCCCATGTCACGTATCCGACATCCGGATCCTCCTTGTTGTCGCGCTTGAAGTAGTTGTCAAGCGGCACATAATACATACCCAGTTTATCGTCATACTGCAGGGCTGAGGACGGTCCGGTCATGTTCGGATCGGAATGCTTATCCATTATCGTATCCGCGCAATACAGGCGCCACATAATCTGGGCTATCAGGCTGTTGACGATGTTGTAGTCATCCAGACCGTACAGGCTGCCGCTGTGAGTCAGGTTCGTAAGCCGCTGTACCGCCGATATATCCAGCCCTGTTGATGTTTTTTGGGCGGTCTCCAGCAGCGCGCCGATAGTGGAGCTGTCTGCATTAAAGCCGTGCCGCCGGATCTCAATCATTCCCGGCGAATGCACTTCGGCGTATATCTCTCTCGGTTTGCCGTCTGCATCCGTATTGGTCGGATAACCAATAACGTCAAACCGTGTGGACTTCATGTTAGTCGGATCGACGATAGGGATCCAGTACTGCGGGTTAACCTCTGTCAGTCCCTTGCCAACAAACTTGACCAGCCCGTTGCCATATCGGCTGACATCGATGATACCCTCATATAACATGCCTCCAAAATTCTGTTCATTCATCAGCTCCGACAGCCGGTCGGTATCACCTTCCGTCTCGATTGCCGGGAACTGTCCGCATACAAAATCGGCAGTTTTTTTGGACAGCAGCTGATGATAATTCAGTATGGTTTTGACGTCCCAGTTTTTCTTTTTATACCTGTCTGCCAGTGCCTGAAATTTTTTCTTCCATACTTCATTATGCTCAGTCAAAAAAAGCCGTTCATGTTCCTTGTATCGGTCTATCCGTGCCTTTTCGCTCGGCGGCGGCCACGGCTTGCCCTCTGCCAGCCAGTCTAAATTTGTCAGCATGTAACCACCTCCTTACATTTCAACATGAACAAAACCGGCGCTGATGCGGCGCACAGCCAGGGCGCGGGCACCTTCCAGCGCGTCGGGCCCGTCATCGTGATCGCCCAGCGGGAAGTATGTCAGCTGTTCCAGCAGCCGCTTGTGCTCCCGGTTGAATTTGATGTACTTGTTCTTTATGTCCGGCTGCAGTGTTTGGATACGCAGCGTCTTATCCGACGTCTGGTTGACCTCCACGATGGGGAGGTATATCCGCGCCGCCGCCGCGGCTTTGGCCAGCTGCTCTTTGAGGAACCACTGGAATTGGTTGGTCTCAGCCCCAAACTTACGGTATTTTTTCTTAAAGTCCCGCTGCAGCCAACGCGCCTTTTGCAGCACATCCTCGATGATCCTGTCGGGATGCCGTCGCTCAATATCCGCATCGGCCACCAGCATGTATCCTGTCTTCTTGTCCATCGCCAGCGTGATGATGGCAGAAAAATCGCTTTTTTTGCTTTTGCCGAGCGACGGATCCACAAAGCCAAAGAAATCCCAGCGCGGATCTCGGAAGTCCACTTCATACGGGTTGTAGAAATCAAACCACTCCGGATTGAACAGGCAGTCGTCCGGGTTGATCGGTTCGTTCTGTAGCTCGCTGTTGAAGGCAGCCACGCCGCCGTCCACGCGTTCCCGCATCAGATCATAATAGGAGTTCTTTTCTTCCCACAGCACCTGTGTGCCGGTCAGCATATCTTCACGGTTTGCCTCGAAAAACGCCAGCGCGTCCGCTTCATGGTTCTCGTTGGAAAGGTCGGTATAAATCTTCTCCCATTCGTCCCAAAGCTTCGAGTTGGAGAAGGCCAGCACAGCTTTGTATTTTTTGCCCTTAAACCCCGGATTCTTGAGTATCTTCGCCAGCAGCCCGTCATAGTGCAGCATGGTGCCGATATACACAAAATCCGTATAGCTGTCACCGGCTTTCAGCACCGCCTTGGTAAACCAGTTATGCAGCTTCTTGCGCTGCTCCGGCGTCCGGACATTCTCGTCGTTTTCCATATCGTCAAGTATAAACAGATCAGGCCGCCAGTTTTTGTGCTTCAGACCGCGAACCTTCTGCCCAGCGCCCAGCGCCTGCACCTTGATATTGGTCTTGGTGACAATAACATCCTCGCGCCAGACCCCGCCGCGCAGCTCGCCGAAATCCTCCCGGACGGCCTCGTTTTCCTCCAGCTCCTCGGCGTATGCCGAAAGGAATCCTGCCGCCTGGCCGTAAGTGTCCGACATAAGGATGATAAAGTGCTTATACTCATATACCACGGCATGCAGGCCGTCTTTAAATGTAAAGTTGGTGCTTTTAGCATGTCCGCGCGGTGCGGCTGTCGCACGCTTGCAGCCCGGCTGCAGATTGATCAGTTTCTTTCCATCCAGCGGGTTGAGCCCTTTTAACACGCCGTCCGCGAAAAGAGCATCCAGCTCCCTGTGAAATGGCGGCGATGGCCGGCTGAAATAGTGAGGCAGGTAGGCACGTCCAAAATAGTTGAGATCAAAAGCCGCCAGCTTTTTACGCAGACCATCCGGGCCGGTCAGCTTCGCCCCGGCTCGCATTTGCTCAAGCAGCCCCGCTCGGCGGGGATCATGGTCGACTGTTAAACACTCTTCTAAAAGCGTTTTAATAGTATTAAAATCACTCTTTATACTCTCGTTGCTTTTAACGTTTGCCTCTTGGATCGCCCCGGCCAATACCTGAATGCTGTGCTTTTTAGTCTCGTTCACGGCGGCAACCCCCTTTTTGATAAAATTTGAGCCCCTGTGCGCCTCTCTGAGCGACGCTCCCCGTCAGGCTTCCAATCCCACTCGGAATGCGTTTTGCATTAGCTTTAAAATGCTTTGAACGTTTTTTAACGCTCCCAAAAGGCATGCACCTCCCGTAAAACAAAAAATACCCTGAAAAAAGGTAAGTTTGGACATTCGGACCTCTATTCAGGCTCGTTTCCGGTTTAAATGACACCGATTCCGCCGGGCGGGGGACGAATCAACCCCGCCGTTTGGAAAAGGTTTTAAAGGAGGTTTTCAAAATGGGCCTATGGCTCACTCGCTGGGTGCTGTTTCTTCACCGCCGGGATCACTGCCGCCGTTTCCGGCGACGGTGACCGACAGGCTGATCTCATGAGGTTCTCCCGCCAGGGTGATCCTCAGCTTCGCGCGCTTGGCGCGTTTATTCATTGCGACGACATCTTTGTCTCGGTCTTTAAGCGGTCCGGTCTTCACTATGCCGTCTTCATCGAGTTCGGAAGGTTCCAGCGGTTTCCCGCCGTTAGTCAGCCATTCAATATGTCTGGCCTCTGCGCTTGTCAACTGAATCGGGCTGCCGCCGCCCAGGAACTTGATCACATGCGGCATTGCTTTGATCTTGTAATAGCTCTGCAAGTTCATGGCCATATCCACGAACACGTATCCGGAAAACAGCACACGATCTCGGCGGATGACCGCGCCGCCTTTGCGCTCAAGGGAGATCTCCCGAGGCACCATAGCTCCGAAGTACATCTGCTTAAGCTCGTCACGCACAGCCATCTCTTTGCCTGTCTGGACATGCAGTACATAAATCATGTTCCGCCGCCCTTTCCGGCCAGAAACTTTGAAACCTGTGCGTACAGTTCCGGTTCTTCTTTGGACATCGCTTCAAACACCAGCACTTTGACCTTTTCAAGCCCGACGTCCATATCATCCTTGTTCATGAGCTCCACACGCGACTTGTACGCCGACGCGCGTATCAGCGCATTTGCCTGCCGTATAAGCTTATCCGGCTCCAGCTCAGCCAACTTTGCGGGCGTCATTGTGCGAATTGCTTCAAGCATCTGGTGTGACACCAGCCGGATAATCGCTTCGGACGGGTCAAACTGCGGATACTTGGCGATTTCCTCCATAATGACACGTTGATTTTCCTGTATCATACGGAGATCCTGCACAGTCTTGTTAAGCGTCCGCGCGTGCCTGAATACTGAAGCGATTGATATCTCAAACCCGTTGTCTCTTATGTAGTCGGCAATCTCTGAATACGTATAATCTGCCTGCATCATTTGTTCGACAGCCATGCGCAGATTGTCCGGCAGCTTGTCGATCTTGGAGTGTTTCCGCCTCATGCGCACACCCCCTTAAACCTTAACCAGCGAATCTTTGATGCTGTACGCCAGCAGCTGTATGCCCTTCGCGGTCAGCTTGCCTTCAAGCCTTTTATGATCCACGTCAGACAGCCCATACAATACATGTTCTTTTGTCTCGCTGTTGCGCAGATGGATATATCCCGCCTCAAACAGATAGTTGACCGAATCGAGTATCTCATCCTCCGGAATGTTCGGCAGCGCGTAGATGATGCTGGTGAGCTTGTTATATTCATGACGGAGGATATTGATGACGCGGATAACACGCCCATTGTTTTCCACAAAGTTGCCGGCGCGTATCTTTTGCTTCAGTTCTTCCCGTTCATCCATTCTTGCCGCCTCCTTTGATATCCAGCAGGATCTCCATAATCCTGTCCAGCTTCCGGTCGGTCTTGGCCTGCTCCCTGAAAAAATCCTCCTTGGTCAGATAATTGGTCTTGATATTGCCGATGGTACTGGCATGATCGTCAAGCTGACACTTCAGGTCGATGAATTCAATGCGCGAAGCCTTTTCCGTTTCCAGGCGGTCAACCTGATTGAACGCCCGTCTGAGGAAAAACCCGATGATGCCAAACAGCAGTCCTGCCGCTATCGATATGATTGAGATGATATTGCCCGTTGCCATCCGACACCGCCTGCATAAAAATAAGGTCTTAGCTATGCTAAAACCTTACCATGCGTCGGGATATACTGTGAAATAAACTACTTTGGTAAATTACTTTAATAAACTACTTTCATCAGCCAGTATTCAAGGCTGCTTCCACCGCTTCGCCGAACATATCAATCTGCCCATCGATAGGTGGCTTTACCGGACCAACGATGCTGCGGACCCATTGCTCAGATATGCCGTACTTTAATGCCAGCTCGCGCTGGTTGTATCCAGTATACTCGTCGCGTATCAAGCTGTCACGCACATTTCGCGTCAGCTGGTCCACCGTAGGGATATACATGGCGCCGGTACCCGCATACATGCCTACCAACTTTCTGTAAGCTTCAATGCCGATGGCCTCCGCCAGATTGCGCTGTTCGCCCGATAGATGCTCCGGCTGCAGCAGTTCCAGCAAATCAACGCTCATATCATCCCGACCCCCTTTTCTCGTCCCGCGCCTCAGCAGACCGCACGTACCGTTTCAGCTGCTCAATCAGCGCTGCGCCCTGGTCCTGCGTGATCCACTGGAACGGGTTCTCTATCCGTGCGTCCACGCCCAGCGCCTTGCGGATCGCGCCCACCATGCGCTGGCCGGCAGTGGCGGTGCTGCCTGTATCAAGTTCGCGAAGGCTGTAGATCAGCCGCCACGCCTTGGCTTGCTGGGCGGCGTTCATCATGCCCGGTGCCGTTTCACGGCGGGTGTCCTTTTTACGGGACTTTAACGGCTGCTCGCGGTTGCTGTACTTAATTTTGGACAGCAGCTCTTTCTGCACGGCCTCAAATTCCTTGTCCGTCAACCGGCTCACGGCGTCCTTGCCCGTGATGACAGCGATCATGGCGTGGAGAGCATCGTTCTTGTTGCCCGGCTCCAAGCTGCCCGCCGCCGCGCCCAGCGCATATATCCGCCGTATCTGCTCTTTTGTGATAGCTCCCATCATCCAAACCTCCTCTTTACCCGTCAATCTCAAGCGATACAATAAATTTCGGATTTATTACTATAGCTTGACCGTTCGGCAGCTTCGCTATAAAGAAGTACTCCTTGTTGAGATTCTCGATTAGCTCCGCCTTATTACCTGAAATTTTTATCTCTGCAAACATCGCGCCGGTGGACAGATAGATTTCTTTGATGGTCATGTGCCCGCCTCCTTTAACCGATCAGCTTTTGCCTGATGTCCTTTGTATCGCATATGACGTAATATACGCCTTTTGATGCCTCTCCAATATCCTGATCCATCATCGCGGACATTAAGGTGTCCTTGTTTATTGCTTCCAAATCCGTAATCCCACTCGCTTTGATGACCAATCCGAATTGATAACCCAGCGCCGCAGCGAACTCTTCATAGTCGCGCTCGCTCATCTCGTCCAGCTTCTTTTCCAACAACTCATGAACCTTCATGCCTTACCTCCCGGACGCGGCGCCTTCCGCCAACCTCTCCTTGTCCACCTCATACCAGAACACGTCCTCAATCTTAAGGCCGGCGCCAGCGGCGGTAATCTCGTTAGCCGGATACTTCTTCAGCGCTTCCTTGTCGATCTTCTCCGGAGGGGCCACCACACAGTCACCCATGCCGCGGGCTTTCAGCGTCCGGATAAGCTCCGCCACCTTGGCCGCCGCTCTGGGGAGCAATACCTTGGTGCTGCGGCGGTACCCGACCTGCCCGAACGTCAGCGCCTTTGTCTTCTTGCCGCCCATATCGACCGCATGCTCCTCGGTATACATCTTGATCTGCAGCTCCAGCGCCGCGATGCGCTTCTTATACGGATCCGCCGCCACATCCGCAGCCAGCTTGGCGGCGTCGATATCCGCCTGCATCTTCGTCTCGATGTCGGTGATCTCTCGCTCCAACTCGCCGATCTCCGCCAGCGACAGGTTCACGTCATCCCAACTGGCCAGCGTGCACTTGTCCGGCATTCTCACTCTTGCCATAATTCAGACCTCCATATGTATTTTACTTTGTCAGCTTATCCAGATACTCTTTCCAGATGAATTGATATCTCAGCCATTTCTTGCCGTCGTCAGCGTACTCGCTGCATATAAGGCATGTCCCGCCGCTCACCTTCTGCCCGAAGAATTCTGCAATGCCGCGCGGCTTGACAGCATACTCGCCGTCGCCCTTGGACAGCTTTACAACCATGCTGTGCCGGTAAAGCAGCGTTTTCAGGTCTTTCCACGTATACTCGCCACGCCGGCGCGCCACGTCCATCGCGTTTTTCATCTCACGCGTGAGCGATCGATGCCTCACCAACCCAAGGCTGCAGTAATACTCGTACAATTCTTTATGCCGATCAACGGGGACTCTGTTGCTATCCTTATCCATTATCCACAAGCCTTCTCTTAATGATCTAAACGTTAGAGCCATCATGCCGCGGTTCCTTGACGCTGGCGGCAGCATCGCCATAGCTACTATATGGAGTCTCGCGGTGACCGTTCATCAAGTCGCATCTGTGCTGCGGCCTGTCTGAACGATAGAATTTGATCATACGGAGCTTAAGCCACGGGTGCTGCTTCTGCAGTTTAAAATAGATATCTTCCAGATGGCGCGCGTACCATTTCTGATACTGCGGTCCGTGGTGTTCGTCTATGGGGATGTTTTCCCACCCCAAGATTGGTTCTCCTTTGGACAGACAAAACCTAATCATATGCGCCAGCGTTTTGCCCGTGCACCGACCGGGTGCCACGTAATCAGCCAGGCCCAAGATATAGGCCTTCTGCCAGTCATACAATTTGATGTCCAGCGCGGCCTCAACCATGCGGATAGTGTCATCGCTTTCGCTGGGGAGTCGCACCAGCTGTCCATCCGTAATCTCTTTGCGCAGGGCAAAAAGCTCTTCCGCCATCACAATCAGGCGTTCAATATCCGCAGGTGTGCGATGTGTTGCATGATACTCTGCCAGCTCGGCCTTCAGCTTCGACATCGGGTGCTCTGGGCAATGTTCGATATGCTCCTTCAGTACTTCCGCCATGCTGGCCGGAACCTCATCAGATGGACCGTACCGATGTCCGCAGTACACACAGTTGACGTACATGCCAGACAACAGGTCGTTTACCCACTGCTGGAGCCGACTCACCTCAGCCCGAAGCTTTTTAGCATCATTTTGGCCGATGCAACCTCTAGCACAGTCCCTATGAACAGGAGCTGTGTTGCAGTAGTCATCAATTTGCCCACCGCAGATTCCACATTTATGCATCTATCCCTAACCTCCTTCGTATGATCTCCACATTCGCGTCCATAACCTCGATGCCCACCGCGCTGTAGCCCTCCAGCTCCGCCGCCTCCAGCGTGCTGCCGCTGCCGGCGAACGGCTCCAGTATGGTCTCGCCCGGCTCCACGATCCGGATCAGCGCCCGCATCAGTTCCACGGGTTTTTGAGTCTGGTGCATTCGTGCGTCGCCCGTCGGGCTGGGGTAGCGGTATATGCCGGGCAGCACGGGCACGTCCCGCGTCATCGGCATAGCGCCGTTGGATCCCCACGCCACATACTCGCACTGCTGGCGGTACCGGCCCTTCTGCGGCCTGGCGTTGGTCTTATCCCACGGCAGTACACCGCGCCATATCCATCCGGACCACTGCATCGCGTCCGTGAGTGCCGGCAGCTGCCGCCAGTCGCTGAATACCACGATGGGCGCGCCGGCCTTACACACCATACGCGCTTCATACATCCACGCCGCCATCCAGCTGGTCCAGCTGCGCTGGTCCTTGTTGTCCCCGGCAAAATCCGGATACGGACACGCGCCTTTGGTGCTGGTGTACTTCTTGCTGGTGGCCTGCTGCTTCGCACTGATCGACTGCCCGCCGCTGCTGTACGGCGGATCTGTCACCACACCGCCGAACGCGCCTTTGTCAAACCGCCCGATCACCTGCAGACAATCTCCCTGTATCACCTGTATCATTTTCCTGTGCCCCCTTCTGATATAGAACATATGTTCTATATATGTTATCAGAGGCAGGAAATGATTGCAACCGTCTTCACCTCACTCTGCATTACTCGCGGGCTTGTGACCGCCGACGGCTGCATTAAGGGGCTGCGGCTATGTTATGGATATCAACTCTATGTTTTTATTGTTAGTTGCAAGGTGTTTCTTCAAAGCCCCAACCGATGTCCATATATTTGAATACACCTCATATTTCAAGTCATATTTCTCGGCAAATTCCCGTTGCGTCTTTTTAGACAGCTTCTTCCATGATTCTTTATCCTTGCGTGTGAGTAGCGAATGTTCTTTCTTTTGCAAAAAGCGGCGTCGTTCCTCACAGTCGTTCTGCAGCCACTTGCCCTCGAATACGCCGTTAATGTATATCACGATGGCAAGCTTATATGTACTTATCCTGCTTAGCACAAGGGCCACCTCATACCCATCAACATTGAGCTTCACAATGCGGTACTGTGATTGGAGAGCCTCCTTCACTTTCGCCCACTCTTCATTTGTCATAAGATCACCTCTGTCTTTCCCTCACTCTGCATTACTCGCGGGCTTGTGACCGCCGACGGCTGCATTAAGGGCGGAGCCGCAGCTCCTATATGTTTTTCCAGCCTTTCCGCCGCGCCAGCTCGTCCAGGTCGCGCTGCGCCTCCATCACCGTTGGCCGCCACGGCAATGTCCGCACCGCATGCCAACCCGATGTGTGGGGCTTGCAATATCTTACCCGATACAAATTCCCTGTCCCGGCATTCGGCATCACCTTATACATCCGACCGTGTTGATCCGCATACGCGTTTCCGTCTAACCAGTTCATTTCACACCCCGCTTTTGATTCCTTCCGGCCACCGCCATAATCAGCGCGATGACCGGTATTATCGGTATCAGCGCCTCGCCGCCGATGGAGTCATACCCGCGCTCCATGTCCGCCCACATAAACGCCAGTGGTGTCAGACCCCAGCACACAGCGAAGAAGGCGATCCACTTCACGCGGGCTTTGTTCAGCAGCGTTTTCATGGCTGGCCTCCGTTGCATAACGACTCGACAATCCTCTTTGCCAGCTTGTCGGCCTTTGCCGCAGTCGTATCTTTGCTCAGACGGATGTCCTTGCTGTCGATATGCAGCCTTTTTGATAATTCAAACAACGCATAATTGCTGCCTTCTTTAAAAGCCGCTTCTTGAACCATCCGAAGCGCATCCGTCTTTGTCATACCACCATCTCCATATGCTTCGCCATCGCGACCAGCCCTTCATAGCTCGTGTTGTCGTTGTCCAAGGCGTTGCTGTACAGGTTCACCGCTCCGCGGATGGCCTGAGCGCTGCGCGCCACCTTCAGCAAAAAGTCAACGGACATTGCGTCCCGCAGCTCCGGAAACAACAGCTGAATATCCGACTTCCTGATCTGGCTGGTCAGATACACCCTTTTTTGCTTTGTGCGGTTGGATATCTGTGCAAATTCCGCGTCACGTTCTCCGCCGAACTTTCCAACGGCCTTCAGGTTCCCGATAAACACGACGCCGAGCGTTTTTCCATGCCTGTAAAAATAGTCCGGCATCGCCCTGATGGCTTCAATCGTCTTGGGCGGCGTATGCTGAGCCTCGTCAATGATCAGCACCATGCCGTCCCGCAGTTTCCCGACGATCCCGATCCACATGTCCGCGATGTTCCGCTCATTGACGTTGAGCGCACGGCAGAGCATTTTTAAAGTGCTTTTAAGGGACGCGAAACAGGGATTTAACGTGATCATGACGGCGTCATTTGGGTGATCTTCCACGAATTTTTCAGCCGCTTTGCTCTTGCCGACGCCGGCGTCACCGCAGATCAGCGCCAATCCGCCCTTCAGCTGGCAGTTCCGGATGCCGTCGTAAACCTTCGACGAGATGGAAGTCTGAACATAATCACCCACGATCAGTCCCTGTGCCGGTGAGGCAGCGGCCTCTTCCTTGGTTTTAAAATAGCTGATCAGCTTTCCGAACTGCGCGCTCGAGTCGCCCGGGTAAGTCCCCTTCTTCAGCGGTGATATGATAGCCGCCGATACGCCCACCACGGCGCAGGCCTTGTTCTGGCTGCCCAGCTTCTGCGCCAGCGCGTCAAACTGCTCCAGCGCCCACCTTTGTTCCTCCGTAAAGCTCATTTTGACCTCCTATTCTTTGCGGCGTCTCGCCGCATTATTGTTCATCTTGCTCATGTCCACTAGGACGCCCGTCGAACTCTGCCCGGCGGCAGCCATCATCGGCATTTCCTCATTGGCCATCACCGGCACAATCACCTTGGGCGGCTGAATCAGCATGCCTTCCTTTCCGGCATGCGCCCGGCGCACCGCAAGATCCAGCATGTCGATAGATCGCGCAGCCGGCACCGCCGACTTGAGCGCCCGCAGTTCGTCGCGAACGGCCTTCTTGACGCGGCGGACATCTGCCTGCGCCACAGCAACAGCCTCCGGGTCATCCGCGAACTGCAGCCTGGTGCTGGTGGCCATCGGCACGGTAGCGATAAACCGGTCTGTGTCCGCGTCATACATGCGCACCGTCTCGAGCGCGGCGGGATCATAGCGCACATATACCTCTTTGCCCAGCAGCGGCCATGTATGCTCATCCCAGTACTGTAGTTTCTCGCCGCATATCGTGATGTGAACACCGATACGGCCCACTTTCTGCCGTCGTGTGCTGCGCATCAGCATCAGGTTCAAATCGTCCGCCGTAGCCTTGCGCTGCTCGCGGATATGCTCGTTCCAAACGTCGATCCGCCGCATGCCCTTGTCCGCCTCCACAGCACCGCCATATGCGCCCACATTGTATATGCCGTCAATCATGTCGCCGATCATCACGGCCATCTGGCCGTCCAGCGGCACCCGCCCGGCCTTAAGTGTGTATTTCAGGCTCTCCGGACGCTCCAGCGGGTTTCCGCCGGTAAACGTCTCAAACAGCCGTGATATCTGTCCTTTAAAAGTACCGAAGGTGCGTTCAATAGGCTTTGCCTTGGCATTGCGCACCAGCGCGTTCCTCAGCTCGATGCCCAGCCGGGCGAAGATCGGCGGCGGGTCGTCGATCAGGCTCTGGCTCTTGCGGCTGCGGTGCCCGCGTCCGGCCAGGTCATGCGTCAGAAATTCGCTGCCGTTGTCAAAATAGCAGACCTTGGGGATCCCGAAGCGCAGTATCGCGTGGCGCAGGGCCAGCACGGTGGATTGGCTGCACGGGTTGTCCGTCAGGTTCCAACCCACCATCACGCCCGATCGTGCGTCTATGAACGCTGTCAGGCTGCGGCGGTGCTCCACCTTGCTGCCGTCGTCGCGATAGGAGAATATGTCCAAAGTGTGGTTGTCGGCCACCCAGTAGTCATTGGGCAGCAGGTCATCATACAGTCGTACGATATACGGCGCGCAGCGGTCGGCGTAAGCCTTGCCGCCTTGCCGGCCCATCGTCACAACAGCGGCGGCCAGCTTGTCCGCCTGGCGCCGGAACGTCCGCTCAGACGGCAGATCGGTGGACAGCTCCGGGGCGAACTCGGTCAGCCAGTATTGTGTCAGTTGATAGCATTGACTGACGGAAAGCTGCCGCTCGTCCAGATACGCGGTTAAAAACCAATCCCAGGCTTCCTTCGGTATTCCGCATTGCCCCCGGTTCCAGCCGCCGCGGTGGTCGATAAGTCCTTCAATGTCGCCCTCGCGGTATGCCGCCCATTTGCGGTAGAGTATATCTTCGCTGATAACCGCATCCGGCTGCTGGAGCTTTATCATGGCCACAAAAAGCTTGTCCGCTTCAGTCTTGCGTTCGTGCTTAGCCCGATACTCAAGCCAGGTCTCCAGCACGCGTGTCCAATACGACACCTGTTCGCGCTCATCCGCGCTGAGCTCATCAAAGCTCCGTGATGGCCGTGTCGGCTTCGATTTCGGCATCGCCGGCAGCAGCCCGTCACCTTTAAGCCTGGCGTAGTACTTGCGCTGCAGCTCCTGCGGCAGCGATGTCACCGGGATCATATACTGTTTACGGTTGTTCGCCGGATTATCGTGCTCCTGCGCGTAGATGCTTCCGGCCTTAATCAGCCCTTGGATGTATCTCTCGCCGCAGTTTTTTAGTACAGCCACTTCTTTTACTGTCAATAGATCCATTTTGTCACCTGCCATCTTCAGTGCCGGGAGGTTATCCCCGTGCAGACCGCCCGGAGGCGGTTTCGGCTCATTTGCGGTAATTCCGATTCATCCGTTCGGCCTTCAGCTCATCGATTATTCCGGAGGCCTCATCAAAGGTCAGCGCCTGCAGCTCCTTGCCCGTAAAGTCAGCCAGATCGGCGTCCAACTCTTCAAGCAAGCTTTTTATGAAGGTCTTCTGTCCGGTTGTTATTGTTGCTGGCATGATGTTGCCCCTTCCCCAAACCAGCTGAAGCACCGTGCGGTGTACTCACGTTCAGCGCTTTTGATGGATGTACTGTAGTCGCCGCCATAAGGATCACCGTCCTGATCCAGATTCCAAACAACAAATGGTGTCAGGCTTTCCTTATGATTGCTTTGCGCCAGAATAAACTGGTTTTTGTACACAGCCAACACGGTGTGCCCAGTAGGCAGTACATCATTGACTTGCGGGAAATGCGGCTTCTTCGCTGCCAATGAGACGGGAGCCTCGCCGATCTGCTGGTTGATCTCCGGCCCAAGCACCACGCCGCAGTGGTGGCAAATGCTCGGGTCATCCTTCTTACCCTCTGCAAAAAGCAGGTTGGGCACTCCGCATTGATGGCAAACTCGTTTGTACATACAAAACCTCCTTCATAGCCCTTCAGGGCTATATTCTTATTAGCCACAGGCTTGCTTTTTGTTAAACTGTTCGACCGAAAAATTGAGAACGTCCGCTATTCTTTGGGCAGTATCCAGAGGTATGCACTGTCCGCGCTGGCCTTTTTCGATCATCGAATAGTACCCCTGGGTGATGGAGCTTTTTGTGGCAACCTGTTTCTGGGTTAACCCGCTCCTTTTTCTAATATCTACTAGCCATTCACGCATTGTAATAATCCTCACTTATATATTACTCCCCGTGATTTATACTATATTACTGCGGGTAATTTGTCAACGAATAATTACACATTTAGTAATATGTGTTGCATAATATTACTTCAAGTGATATTTTTATATGGGGTCTATGATTTGGAGTGATATTTATGGAGCGACTAAAAAGCCTTAGGGAGTCAAAAAAACTAAAACAGAGTGAGTTAGCCAAAGAATTTAAAGTGTCACAGTCAACTATTGCAATGTGGGAAACGGGGAAGAGGGATCCGGATTCTGATTCAATTAAAATGGTGGCAGACTATTTTAATGTATCCATCGATTACTTAGTGGGCAGATCAGCTTTTCCGCATGAAGGAGAGGTTGCTGCAGCTAACCTAGTCGGCGGAATCTCTTACGACGATCTAACACCTGAAGCAATCCAGCAACTTGAAGAATATAAACAGTTTTTGATTCTGAAATATGGGAAAAAGAATCCAGATAAGTCCTAATTATGGTACTGCTTTTCTGTTATGATTTAAACCCATTCAGGAGGCAGCAGATATGATAAATGAACTTGAACTCATGGAGCAATTTGCATACGATAACGACATTAAGCTTCTAACAGATTCATTGCCTGGGAATATATCTGGATTTTGCTATTCAAATTCAGAATTTACTTTAAAAACTATTACTTTAAATTCAAATCTCGTAACAACGGCTGAAAAAACGTGTGTACTCGCCGAAGAAATAGAGCATTATATAACTACGCCCTTCGACCTGTTCGCAGCTCCTAAGCACCTGCAAGACAAATTTGAGCGGTTAGCAAGATTCAACGCTACAAAAAGGCTCATACCCTTTGATAAGCTGATCGAAGCCCGCCGAATGAATATTAGGTGTCCTTATGAGCTGGCTGACTTTTTGAATATCACAATTGATTTTCTGTTTCAAGGCACATCTCTGTTTAGGGAGCATTATAATGGGCATGTGATCCATAAAGGATTTCGTATAAATTTTAGCCCGTTTTTTATTGAGCCAACAATATCTGCTTGAAATCGATGGCGGTAGACACATGTTGCTTTTTATCTAAGGTATCGATAAAGCGTGGTCTGCGACACGCCAGACAGGCGACAAACCTCGCTGATCGAGTGCTCGCCAGAGCGGTAAAGCTTCTGAGCGGTATCTATAGCACGCTGGTTCTTCCGTGGGCGTCCGCCCACCCGGCCACGGGCGCGGGCGCTCTTCAAGCCCTCATTCACGCGCTGCACAATCAAATCGCGCTCGAACTCCGCAAAAGACTGAAAGACCTTCATCATAAGACGGCCCTGCGGCGTTCCGGTGTCAAAGTTCTCTTTGATGGACACAAGCTTCACTCCGTGACTGCTGAACCAATCTACCAGCTCTATGAGGTCCTTGGTGGAGCGACCCAACCGAGACCACGATTCAACCACCACGGTATCGCCGTCACGCACTTTGTCCTTCAACCTGTTCAGCTCCGGGCGGATCGGCTTCGTCCCCGTATATTTTTCTGTCAGTATCTCATTACAGGGGTAGGCAGTCAGTACATCCGTCTGCCGGTCATTATTCTGATTTGTGGTGCTCACACGCGCATAACCATATACCATATTCATATGTTTCACCTCCAAATTCACTCTACCACTAACATCAATTAATGGCAATATGATTCTGGACATATTTTAGGTAACGATTATAGCCACTATTTTAGTCTGTTTTTCGAGTTAAAAAATCCTCCCTTTAACTTTAGTTTTTGGTAACAGCAGAGGCCAGAAACATGACTGTATAATATACCGTTTAAACACCTGCTAAAATGGATCACGGACATATGTCCACGCCAAGTATCAGAAATGTCCGTGTTGTCCGCTACTGTCCGTGTAATTATGCATTTAAAGTATTGTTTTTATGGTCAACGAACCTTGTTCGTCGCAGTTTTATTTTTAGTTCGCATGTTCGTTGACATACCGATTGAAATTAACAGTCTGTAGAGAAGTATCTAAAATAGTACTGTTTTAATGGTTTTTACGCTATTTAAAGGGTTTTTTACTCGTTTTAAAACAGTATTTTAATAGTTTTGAACAGTAAAATAGGCCGACCCTTATATGATCATGGTTCCTTCTGTTTTTGCCCAAATCCGCTTGACAACCCGATGTCATCCCATGCCGCCATGTCACACACCCATGTCACCATTTTAACGCATTGTGAAGGGTTTTGCTCTAATTTAACCGGTTTTTTTCGGGGTTTTTCGGATCTTGTGTTTTGCATGTCATGTTACACGGTTCCACCCGTAGAGGCAACATAATCTCCTTTCATATCTGAGTACAGCACCGTTTCAAAGTCTGACCTTAAAGTGGCTTGCCTTTTCTCAATATCGGCTTTGATCGTGTCAATATCTCCTGACCTGATGACATTGCCGTCAGCCCATGTTCTCATTTCATAAACAAGGCCCTGAACATACTTGCCGATCTCGTCGGCGCGTGCCAATACCACTTGTTCTGTCATGTCGTTGTTGAGCGTCACCACCACGCTGCTCGCATTCGATATGATGATCACACCCACCGCAGCCAGCACGACGGTCATCATCACCAGAAAATAGAGCAGCATCTTTGCTTTGAGTGATTTTTTCTTTTTTTGTCCGGTATCTCCGTTTTTCGAATTCTTCAT